TTTTTCATAAAATGAAACATTGTTTTCTCCATTGAGTTTTATTCAGTAATAAATATAAGATTGTTAAAGATTATACATCAAAGCGAACTACGAAAGTAGTTGATATTTCGTCTGATAATTTGATAGGTTTTGCGAGTTTTCCAACGACTGCAAGTTCCCCGGCTTCGGTATATAAACCTATTTGTGTTACATATGGGTGGAATTCTGAACCTGTTACAAATCCTAATGATGAAGTAGCAGCGTTATATTCTGTTTTAAAACTTCCTGTTCCAGAATTTAGTGGTTGGTCACCCGGTGGTAAGAAATTAGACATAGAAACCGTTCCAGCTTTTAATGTTAAACTACCACTACGACCTGGTGTTATACTAATATTTGTTGAAGTATTGAACTCAAAAGGTTTTGCAGTTACACGATACTCATATTCATAATGAGTTTGTTGTGCTTGATACTTTAAAGTATAACTTGTTTGGTCTTGTGTGTAAGAACCTGTATCTGTTAATACGATTAAACCTTGTGAATAAAATACATTACCTACTTCTGAACCACTTCCGTTTGACGCGACTGGTGTTCTACTAAATGAACTTGATTTGAATGATGCAAAACTTGCAGAATGTGCATTGTCATAAAGATTTCCATCTCCGTCATCTTTGATTGTAAAGGTATTTCCGTTAATAGTAATATCTAAATCAACTGACTCTGGTTTAATTTGTTCTCCATACAAGCCTCTTGCAACACTAATAATACTTGAACTTGTGTGTAATTCTCTATGTTCTACATTAGGGTTATTGTTTCCGAAAGTTCTATATGGTTTATCCGAATCTTTATAGAACATTTTGTTTATCATATTCCAAGTTGGAAGTCCGAAATATCTTGTAGTTGTTGAACCGGAAACGATTGATGTGATTGCGTCTGAACCACTTACATATCTTTGAAATGAACCACTACGAGCCTTTACTAAAAATACACCACTACCACTATCGTTGTTAGTGAATGTAAAATTCTTAAAAGTCTTAAAAGGCTTTTTAGTTATATCTAATGGGTCAAGATTTTTGAACATTGAGTTGTCCTAAAAATCAAGTTTCACTTTAATAATAGCTTCCCTTGAATATGAATTTAGTAATGGTTTTGATAACTTAGCAATCGCCAACAATTCATTAGTTTCATTGTAAAGACCTACTTGTGTTACAAATGTTTGTGGGTCTTTGAAGAAAGTTGGTTGTGTTAAACTTCCGTCTGATGAAGTTGCAAATGTTGGATTTGAACTAAAATTAAACTTCTTGTTTCCTACTCTACAAAAATAACTTGTTGAACTTATTTCTTCTTCTCTACGAGCTTGGAAATAAGCACCTTGAACTATTGAGTTGTAAAGTTTTTTACCGTTAAAGTCAAATGTATTAGTGCTTCTTGCTGTTGCTATGTCAGCTACTTCGTCATCTAACTTAGCTGCATTTAAAAGAATAATACCTAAGTCAGGATAGAAAAGTCCGAAACCTCCGTCTCCGTCCTCAGATGCTGCCGCTGTATGAACTCCATTAGTAATGGAACCAGTAACAACATTGAATACTCTACCACCTTGGTCCACACTAACATTTGATGCTGCTGAACTATCATCAATCAATCTGATTTTATTAGTTCCGCCGTCTAAATGTAATTCCCAATTACCTGGGTCTACCTTTTCTCTCATACGACTTCTTTGGAAACTAATGAAATAAAAGTCATTATATCCTGATGATGATGCCGCTGGTGCACCTGTGAAAGTAAATTTATTTGTGTTTGGTGCGAGTATTAAATTTTTAAATTGTGAATACATCGCAGAAGATTGTCTATCACCTGCAGTTGTTTTGGTTGAATTTCCAATAGAACCACTACCAGCGTAGTGTGCATATCCTAATGAAAACTGAACCTCAGCTGATGTATCAGTTGCTGGGTTAGCGTTATATATTTCAAGATAAGATGCTGATTGATTACCTTGTGTTGATGCAGTAAAGAAAGAAGTAACGTTTGTTCCTCCACCGGTCCATAGTCCACTTGTTACCGTGGTTCTTTGATTTTCTACTATGTCGTCTGCTCTATTGAATCTTTGAAATGACATCTTTTACTCCTTATATTTTACTTGGGTCAGCTTTTACAGTGATTGGTAGATTTAAGGTTGCACCTGTATCTGCACCTATCACGGTGACATTGGTTGAAGTTTGTGATGTTATCGACCTTGAAATCACATTTACTGACTTACCTGTAATCGTGATAGAACGTTTTCTTTCAGTTTCATTAAGGAAAACTGGTGTTGTTGTTCCAGATTTAATTAAGAAATCTTCTTCTAATGTTCCGTCAGGCAATCTTTTTACTTGAGTTTGTGTTTGTGATGTGTTACCACCTGCTGATGTCAGTTGAGTTATATTTGCAATTGACGCATCTTGTATAATAAATATATAAGATTGGTCCACTCCATTACGAGTATTAGGTGTAATGGTTTGTGTAATACCAGGACCATTAAAACTTAATGATGAGTTTGGTAATTCCAAAATAGGAAGTTTTGCTGTTTCCTTTGGAAGTGTTGTTAACTTATATCTCATAAGTTGGTTCTCATCTACGAACGCTTCTAATAGTGGCATATTTTCAATGACCGCACCATAGAAATTTGACCCGTTAGGGTGTGATGTATCGTAAAGATTATAATCAATTTCATCATCTGCTAATGCAAACTTTGTAATTCTAAATTCATTCTGCCCTCTTGCCAAAAGTTCACGACCTTTTTTTGTCAAAATTGCGTCTACTGTTATTGTTGTATTATCTAAAAATCCCATTTATTTTACTCCTGTGGAAATGATATAACTATTCTTTTTCAATAATAAATATAAGAAAGTTAAATTTTCCACTATTATTTTGTTTTCAATTTACTAATATCACTATCCTGTGTGACAATTTTATTTGGTGAAACAATTAGAACTTCGATAGGTTCTTTTTTGTCAAATGTTGTTTCTCTTGTATTCTTTGTTCCTTGGTAGAAACTTCTAAATAAATTATTTGATTCAGCAATACTCTCTACATCTGCCGGTTTAAATGATGAACTATTTGCGTAGAACCTAGGATTAGGTGCAATGTTTGCAAATGATGCTGATAATGCATTAGGGAAGAATAATTCTTCAATTTCTTTTGTTTCTGATAATCTTGAACCTGATATAAATGGAACAAATGAATCTGTAAAGTTCTTCAATGATACTTGACCTGATGCACTTACATAAGTTGTTCCAAATCCTAATCGTCTATCGTTTTCACCAAGAACTCTTAACTTAGAAGGAACATTTAAGAAACCTAAATGACTACCACTTGTGTATGCGGCGTTTATCAATCCTTCATAAGTATCATAACTACTATTTGCAGTAGAGAAATTTGATTCTTTGTTTTCTAAATTAGTTCTCGTCACCATAATCCCGTCATCAAAATCTTGTGCATTTGCAAATATACGATTATCAAACTCTGGTTGTTTACCAATTACTTCTTTACTTCTTTCTAAAATATTTGGTTCAATCAATACACCCAATGTTGAATTTGCACGAGCTGGTAATAATTGTCTTACTTGTGTAAATACACTTGAATCATAGAACTTTAATATTCTTAAATAGTCAAAGAAATTATTTGATTGAGTGTATCGTTTAAAGTATTCTCTTTGTAGATTACCAAGAGTTTTATATGAATATTTGAACTCATCTCTTGGGTCTCCAATTAAATTATCTAATGATAAATCAGCTATACTATAAACAATATCTTCATTAACTACATCAACCGGTGAAAAATAAACTCCAAGTCTATTACTATCGATTGGTGCAAAGTCTTGTGATGATACTTCATTACGAACTTCTGGTGATAAGGCTGTTCCTGTTTTTAATGTATTGTCCTCTATTCTAATCTTAGTTGCGTTTCTACGACTTGGTCCAACATTAGGAACTTTTAATTTCTCTTGGTCCACTAATGTTCTGTAAAAGTTTCCTGTAAATCCATTTATATTACTACCTGATATATCTCCTTGATATGTATTTAAGTATGAAATTTCAGAAGCTGTTGGGTTTGTTTGTAAATTTTTATCATCATCTAATGGTAATCTAAATAATAAATTATCGTATGATGAAGCTGATGTATTTCCGTTATAAGCTTTTGGTGTTCGAACGTGATTATTAAATACACTACCACTTAAAGCTTCACTCCACAATCTGAACTCCATTAATGAACCACTAAATTGTGTTCCAAATAAACTACCACTACCACCTAAATATAATTGACCTGATGATGTGTATGCTCCATTGAATTGAGATTGTGTTACTACTAAACTTTGACTATCTTGATATAAAATCTTTTGTCTTGTTGAGTCATATTGTTTTGTAGTTAGTTCATAACTAGCTGTAAAAACTGATGATGAAGCGTGAGTGTCTAAAAAGTCTGCACCACTTGAAGATTTTCTTGTCAACATTACCGACCACATTTCATCATTGTAAAATTTTTGTAATGATGATGTAATATATTTTGAAGTTCCGTTTGATTCACTTATTGCAAATCTTAAATGTCCATAGTTGTCTGTTGTTCCATTATCTTGTAATGATATAGCCCAATCACTATCTTTTTGAACAATAGTCATTGAACCTGAACTACCAACACTATAAGGTGTTCTAAATCTAAATTCTGTTGTATCTGGATATAAACCACTTATGGATTTCCAAGGTGCTTTAATATATTGTCCTGCTTTGAAATCTAATGCTCTTGTAAACTTTCTTTTTATTTCATAACTAACTCTTGTACCTTTATCTGGTCCACCATATTCTCTAACTCTTAATATAGAACTCGGTATACCATAACAACTTAACAATCCCTTGACTGCTCTTTCTGTTCCCTTTGCTTTGATAAAGAAAGGTAAGTTAGCTAAAATTCTTTTCCATATTTCTTCTGATATATCCTCTGATGACTTTTCATTTTTTGTTGTTCCGTCTGCATTTTTACCAAGTAAAAATTCTGGTAAATCAACTAAGTCATTACCCAAATATAATTCCAAACCAAGAGCTTTTGCAAACTCTAATGTAATATCTTTTGAAATACCCTCAGAAACTTTTTCTACTTTTTTATTTATATCTGTAAGTGATTTTATGTAAGTCCATATTTCATCAAATTGTTGTCCGGTCATATCCATAAATTCTAAGAATACATTGTTTTGTGTATCAGAGTAAACGTGTTCTGGTAGTGAGTTTCTAAAACTATTAACATTATTTTGGTCATAAGATGATGCACTTAGTATCATATTATTATACCAAGTTGTAGCTTGTGTACTTGTTGTAGAAGCTAATGTATATGGTGATGATGAATTTGTCTTAGGCCAAGCTGTATCGTGAAATTGTCCCAATGATGAACTTGCGTATGATGAACTTTCAAAATACATATAATGTTCAAATGGGTCGAAAGAATTTATTACTCTTTGTCTTTTGTTTTCTTCCTCTTGTATTGTGGCCAACGAACTTGATACTGATACTAATGATGAACTTAATGAGTTATGACTTTCAATTAATTCCAACTTTCTTTTAAAATTAATGAGTCTTCTTTCTGCAGATGAGAAGTGAACAAAATTTCCAAAACCTGTGTCATCTAAGTCAGTTAATAAATTGGTTGTTGTTTTTTGATAATCTATATTAGGTTGAACATTTAACAAACTACCTGATGTTAATTTTTCTTGTAATTCAAAGTTTAATTGTGTATCACTTCCCAATAAATCATTTTGATTTTTAAAGGTTGTTCCTTGAAAGTTTATAGGATTATCTACTGAATTTAAATTTGGTATTCTTAAAAATATACCTTCGTCTGGTCTATCTACAAATGGAACTAATCTAACTCTTTCTTCATAGTCCGGTAATCTTTTTTCTGCAAAATAAACTTTATCTAAAACATTTTTGTTCTCTTGAAGTGGTTGTTTTAATTTAACAACTCTTGACTTTTCGTCATCATTTAATCTATCCGCTGTAAGAAGATAATAATCATTATCACAAACCATATAAGTTTTAAATCTTTTTACATTATTCTTTTTATAGTTTACTCTCCAGTATCGAAATGTTTCTGCTCTTTGGTCATCACCTTTATGTTTAGTAAGATTTACTCCGTCTTCATATGACAAACTAACTCTAACTCTGTTTGCATCCAATACTTCTTCAATACGAGCTACATAGTCTTGTTGTTTTATTTTTACTTGTGCTCTTTTTTTAGTTATAATTTTTTCTTTTTTCTTTTTATTTGTTTTGACTAAGGTTCTTTTTTTGTCAAGTTTTAAAGCTTTTAATCCTGGATATAATCTTGGTTGGTCATCAAAGAAATTAGAATCTCTTAAGTATCCAATAGGTCTTGTTCTATTACCCTCTAAACTTCTATCTGTTGTTACTGGTCTACCGATATACGCATTTCTCATTGCACCTCGTATGTTTATTCTATTACCATATCGTGCTAATGTTGCAGCTGTAGCTGCACGAGAATCTGCTTGACCTTGTGTCTCTCCTTCTGTTCTTTCGAAACTTCTTTGACTTTCTGAATATTCTGGCATATTAGTTTAGTTTTATTGGTTTAACTTTATAATCTCTCTTTATTTGTTTCTTCGTAGGGTATAGTCTTTTGTATTCATATAAATCCTCATAAACACAATCACTTAATGAATCTAATACTTCATCACCCTTAATTATTTTTTTTCCGTAAACTATTCTGTTTACTTCACCTTTAAAAAAATGTGTTGGTTCAATGTTACAATGAGCTATATCAATTAACACATTATGTTTTATTCCTAATTTAAATCCTTGAACTAATAATTCTTTTAGTTCAGAATAGTTTGGTTTATTAGTCAATATAATATCTATATCGAATGTTTCCCAATCTTGTAGGAATCCACCACATAACCAAACATTATAATTATTAACATTTGGTAATTTTAAAAATTCTTCTTTCCAACTCTCAAATAATTCTTGTGTTGGTATAACGAAATCTTCCCACTCAGTTTTTACATCACCTATCTGATATATCAACTACGGCCTCCAGATTCAAATGACATTGGTGTTGTTACTTCTACTTCTTCTTCTTCATAAATTTCATCTGGTAAATCTGGTGGTGGTGGTGATTCGTCTGGTAAGTCAAATTCAATATCATCAATCTCATCAAGAATTGCATCGTCATTATCAAAGTCTTCATATCCATCAACTTTAAACAAATTAGGAATAACAATTTCTCCACCTACCATATTTTGTGTAAATCCTCTATCTTCTTCATTTATTTCAAATTCTAATATATGTGGATTTTTTTGGTCAAATTTTATACCACCTTGTCCGTCTTTTTTTATAGATTTATATTCAATCAATCTATTCATAGTTCTGAAATCTTCTCTCATTTCTTCGTTAGCGATATTTTCATCTACTTCAATAAAAGCTTCTGTTCTGTCTGGTGATATTCCATCAATAAAATATTTTACTTCCTTTATAAATAATTCTTTTTTTACTGGTGTATCTTGTCCATCAATTCCTGGATTAGGTGATGAAGTGTAATATTTTATTTCACCATTTACTTTTTTTTCTTCTACTTCTCCGTTCCATTGAACACCAGTATCATCTACGAATACTTCAGCTTCTGTTCCTGCGAGTCTTCTTAAAAATTTGTAAACAACTCTAAACTCACCATCAACATATCCAAAGTTTCTAAGATGTTGTCCAATATTTAAATCTATAAAACCTTCTGCTGAAATGGCCACATCTTCTCTCGGTATATAAATAGTATCTACAAGAAGGTCATCTGGTATAGTGTAAAGAAATACAGCTATATAGTCGTCGTCATCATCACGACCCCAACTACTATACACTCTTTTATTTAAATAATAAGTGTCCTTTTCTTGTTGTGTAAAACCATACTCTCTTGCCATTATACTATGTATCCTTTACCTCTTAATTCTTCTTCATCATCATTACTAGCTTCATTTGATACTGACTTAGTTTCAGTTGTTGTTAAGTTAAAAGTTCCACCTGTTTGTGTTTGTATTTCTACTGGTAATCCAAACTCTCTATAAGTTCTTCTAAGAGTTTTATTTTTAAAAATAAAATCTTGTAGTATAACCGCATAGTTTCTTAAATCTAATGCGATTTTTAAATCTATTTGATAAGTTTTTATGCTTTTAAATAAATCTAATAAATTTCTACCTTTAGACTTTGGTGGATATGCTCTAATTAATTTTACAATAAGAGAATTTAATTTTTCAGCTGAAATACCATCATCAATCATTTCAATACCAGCTGAATTCCCTTTTGAAACAAATCCTGCTTTCGCTGCAATCATTATTGTTTTTAAACTATTTTTATCTAATAGTCTGTTTATAAATTCAACAATGATTGTTCTATATGGGTCTGGTGTTTTGGAAGTATCAGCTTGAATTTGAATTTCAGTTATTTCTTCAACCAAAGCATCATCATCTTGGTCACCAACTTCCGGTACAACAAAGTGAGTAAACTCTTGTGGTATGTTGTTCAAGTATCTATCGTTAAAAAATTGTTGTTTGTTTTCAATACGAACACTTTCCGTTATACCATCTGCAGCTTGACCTGGATTATTTGGGTCCTCAATGGAAACCAAAAATCCGTCCTCATCTCTTGTAGGATTGTTCGCATCAATGGAACCAGATAGTTGTTGTTTTGCAAGTAAGTCGATTACTCTTTCTTGTTGTTCGGTAATATCCGCATCAAGAATATTTCTGTAAGTATCTGATTTTAATCTGGCTTGTGAAGGTAAATAAGGCATTTTATCTAACTACTCTAAATTCATTATCATTATCATAAAAGTTTATTTGTTCATCAGTAGTTCCACTACCACTAACTACCTTGATACAAAAACGATAATTTCTTTCTGATTGGAATCCGTTCATCCATAGATTGAAATAATTACCTGTACTATCACAACTAATTTTTGAACCACTACCAAAAGGTATAATTACTTCCTCGGTTTCTGCATCTTTCACTTCATAAAAAGCAGATGCACTTGGTAAGTATTTAGCTGTAAGTTCTGCTGGTGTTGTATCAAAGGCTGTAGTTGGATATAATTCTCTACCAACTAATCTAAATTTTACTATTGAACCCTCTTTATACTCTGTTCGTAAATTTTTAAAATATACTTTTAATCTTTCTAAATCTGTTGAACTTAGTGCGGACAAACTACCTGTTGAAAAACTTGAATCGTCCCACACTACTTCTAATTTAGGTGGATATATTGTATGTGTTTCTCTTGAGAAATATTTTAGATTTCCTAATCTGTCTGAACTACTTTCATCTTTAGTAGTATCATTTCCTGGATTGTATGAGAAATCACTTGAACCTGTATAGAGTGATTCTCTTTTTACTAAAAAGCCTCTATTCGGAAATAATGAACTTGAGTATATGTGGTTCTTAACTAAGTCAGTTACATCTACTCTTAAATCTTTTTTGTCAAATGTTAATGCGTATGATGAACTAACTGCATATTGTCCACCTAAACTTCCAGTAAACCAAGCACCCCCGTCAGTCAATACTGAACCCGTCACCCAAGGTGTTGAGTTTTCGTGGTCTCTATATTGATAAGATACTCCGTCTTGTGTTACTGGATTGTGGTCAAGTTTTCCTGTTCCTTGTTTCCAAGCACTACCACTAACCATATAAACAAATACATTTTGTTCTGCTTCAACTTCATCTGAAGTCGCATCAAATAAATTTAAATAATATTTTGCAGTCGCTGGTATTTTTCCGCTTTGTATTGATTGAGAAATATAAGAATAATCAAAGTCAATTAATATTCTTGATATGTTTTGAACCGTTCCATTTTCTGCAACTTCTTTGTTTATTTCTAATATTTCATCTAAACCTGTATTTCTTGATGATGTAGTTGCACCTGAATATATGGTAGCGTCTCTTTTGTTAAATTCGAAATAATGCATTATCTATCTCCTACTACTCTACCCTCAATATCACTATTAGGGAATTTAATTTCAAATATACTTGGGTCTAATGAAGGATATAAAATTCCATCTCTAACCGAAGAATCTGTATCGTATATGTTTCCACTATAACCCTCAGATACTTTATGTTTATTTTCAATCACCACAATATTCTTATTAGGATTATTGTCTTGTGGTGGAACTACCGTAACGACACCCTCAACTAAACCAACTACATAAGCTATATCACTTAGTATGATTGGTTGATTGATTTGCCATTTTTTAATTTCAAAATGTTTCTTAACTGCTTGTATTGCGTTGAACAATACTTCGTTTTTGTTATATCCTCTTTTTACCGTGATTGCAAATCTAACACCTACATTAATAATGTAAGCGTCTTTTAAATTTATTGCGTCGGTCAATATTCTATATTGTGAAAGATATGTTTTTAAATTTTGTTTTACTGCGGTATTTAGTCTTGTTAATTTATTGTCAGCAGTGTATCCCAACAAATACATATTTAGTGCCAATGGATTTGGTATTACGTCTACTGATTTAATTCTACGAACTTGTCCGTCAATTATTTCTAATTGTCCTTCTTGTTCTAATTGTTCGTCTTGAACGATAAATGCTTTTGCTATGTTTCCATATTTTTGTGGTAATGAATAAACTCTTGTTATGTAGTCTGCTCTTGTAACTGCTCTATTTTGTGCATTGAAGAAAGCTGATGCATTTAATTTTACTTCATCAAGAGTTTCCTCACTGGCTCCACCTGTTGCTCTTTCTAAATTAGTTACGGTCAAACTAGCTTCTGCGTTTGAAGAAAGTGTGGAATCTACACCCTCAGTAGAATTTGTATAATTTTTTTCTAAGATTCTATTAACACTATTTACTGGAACATTGTGTTCTACAGCTCCACCAAAAATATATTCGACGGTAAGTGTAGTATTACTTGGTGCTAAACCAAAAGTTCTTGTTTTTAAAAAGTTAGTTGGGTCATATGATTCGTCTAATCTTGACACACCAAAACCTAATGCTGAACCAACATTGTCTGGACTTGGTATTAACTCTTCGTCTGGATTAGAACTAATACCAGAACCAAATTTTATTTCCATACGATTATCATCATTTATTCTTGTTGTAAATCTTCTTGAAGTTTTAATAAGTTTTAATAAATAAGGAGCATCATTTTTATAAGTTGATAAACTTGGGTCATTTAAGTTAGTATTTTCTTCAGCTTCAAAAACTGTATCTTGTGCTAAGAAAGGAACCTCATACCATTTATTACCATTACTATCAGTTATGGAAATAATTTCAGTAACATTTTTATCTCCTAAAAATACACTATCAAATGATTTAGCATTTCCAAAAGTAAATGTTTGTGTTTTTCTAACACCAGATTTAGCTAATGCAGATTTGGTTAATCTATAACTTGTAGGTATATTACCTGATGCAGGAGCTAATGATGTTACATCCATTGGGTCCAATGAACTTGATACTTTGAAATCTACATCATCTAATAAAGTAAATTCTACATTAGTGTTTGAAAGAAATCTACTATTTGCTTGAAGTTTTCCTGCTATATCTAAGTTTGGTGCATATACACCACCACCTAATGATTTTGCTGGAACATCAAGAGTTAGTGAAAGTTTTACGGTAGAAGGACAAGCCAGTTTAGGTTTATATCCTAATGATTGTGCAATCTCAAATACATTTTTCTTTTCTTCTGCTTGATTAAGTAATGTTTCTCTAAATTGATTATCTACATAATAATTTAATACATCACCAACATACGCAGCCATTTCAACAAACATCATACCTGGTGATGCTTCGTTGAAGTCATTGTATTGTGTTGGGAAATATGATTTCGCAAACTCTATAAGATTAGCTCTTATGTCTGAGAAATCTCTTCCAAGATAATTTACTTCTTTCTTAACTATTTTTTTATTTGTTCCGTAGTCTACTTCTTTTAAGTTAGTTGTAGGCATTCTTATTCTCCAATGTTAAATTGTAAATCTAAAGAGTCTAACGAATTAGGTTCTAATTTAGTAGAGTATTCTATTGATATAGAAATACTATTAAAATTAATTTCATCTTTAATGACAAACACATTATTTATTTCAATGTATGGTAATTGTCTTGAAACAGCTTCTCTGATTGTTTCTTCAATAGAATCTGCAGATATATCATCAAAGTTTACAAACAAAAATGATTTTAAATCTGAACCAAATGTTGGTTGCATTACTCTCTCACCTGGTGTAGTGAGTAAAAGATTTCTTAAATTAGATTTTGATTGTTCTTGGATTGTTTTAGATTGAAAGAAAAATCCATTTAATCCATAGGATAATGGAAATTTAATTCCAACATATACATCTTTATTTCTGTCTGTTTCTCTTACCGTTGCCATTATGGTCTAAATCCACCTTCGCCTTTTTTCTTTTTATCTATCGCTTTCATCAAACCAGAATAATCACGAGTCAATGCATTTTGTACATCTTCAGGAACTGCGTCTACTGACACACCAGCTTTTTTGATTGAATCAACTGCTGCCATTTCTCTTGCTTTTTCTTTATTCTGTCCACGACCTAAATCACCATAACCTAAAACATCTGCCATATTATCACTTCCTAATATTCCACCACCTAATGTAGGATATTCATCTTCCATTGGTGCACCTAATGGTTTGGTGTTATTCAATACTTCATTTAACGTTGAGTTTTTTGAATATTGTTTTTTAGGTTTGTTGACAACCTTTTTAGGTTTAGGTATAGAAATCGTTTCTGATAAACTGATTTCTTTTTCTTCATTAATAAATATCTCGCTCAGTTGTTTTTTGACTTCTTTACGGACAACTAATTCGATTATATTTCTTAATTTATTCTTGTTCATCATTACTCCTTGTTATTATAAATTCTTTTGTGCTTCATTACTGGCTATAGCTACTTCTGAAAGACCTTCAGCTGCACTTGCAAGTGCACCTTTTTCATCAACTTCTATCTCTTGTTGTACAACTGAGTTTCTAAATCCATTAGCTAAACCACCCTGTAATCTTTGTTTAAATTTTTCTGCTCTATCGTTCCACCTTTCACGAAGAGTTGGTTGGTCTCCAAAAGGTGCTTCTGAAATAGCGTCGTATTCTCTCCTCAACTCAAAAATTCCTTTTTGTAATTCTGGTCCTCTTTCTACATTGTCTATGTTTCCACCACCAGATATAAAGTCATTGACTTGAATTTCCATTTCCACAAAGTCATCAATTGTTAATGATTCTAAACTTGCATAAACTAAATTTTCAAAGTATGCTGCAGGATTTTCTGCAATTGCTTTGAATTCTTCAAATTTTGCTTTAGCGACTTCGAACTCTTGTTTCTTCTGTTTGACATCTTCAACAAGGTCTTCCAAATTACTTAACTTTCCTATTACATCTGCCATACCTGGGATAGGACTGAAAGCTTCTCTCAATTCGTCTATCGTATATGTTTTCCAATTGTCAAAGTCTAACCATTTTAAACCAATAATAAGTTTGTTTTGTTCTAATGCTATTTTTGCATTTCTTATATCATCTCTAATATTTTTAAACCAAGCTGGATTTACTACTGACCTTGTTCCTGGTATAGCTGCTGGAATAAGACTATTTAGTTTTTGAATATAATTTAAAATATTTTGTCGGTGTTCAAGAGCTAACTTTCTACCTCTTTCAACAATTCCGTCCGGTAGTAATACAACATCACCAGAACTTAATTCTTCTTTCAAACGATAAGCGGTTTTAACTTGTTGAGAAAGAGATTTTGTAGTAATGCTTACTTGTTC